CAACAATGTTATTGAATAATGATATATTCTTCACTAATCAAAGATTAAGTGATGAAGATATCCAAATAATATCGAACGATTTGAAGTGTAATATCTTTAATTCCAATCTATATGGTTTAGTAACTAATTCGACTGATTTGGAATCTGTTAAGAATATGTTACCAAAAATTTGGATATTCAGAGATACGGTTTCAAATTACTATACTATGTGGTTCAATGAAATAAGAAATAAATTTTTGACAGGAGAAGAAATGTATCATGAGTATCGAAGTTAGTCCAGTTGGTATAACATGTAATCTAAGTTGTCCGTATTGTTATGAGCATCCAATGAGAGAAGCTGGCAATTATCCAGATAAGGAATATGATTTAGATAAGATGATTTCGGCTCTCGAAAAAGAAGGAGATTATTTTGCTCTATTTGGTGGAGAACCACTTCTTACTGATATAAAAACCATTGAAGAATTATGGAAATTTGGTTTTCAAAAATATGGAAGAAATGGTATTCAAACTAATGGTACTCTAATAACAGACGAACATATTGAATTATTCAAGAAATACAATGTTTCGGTTGGTGTATCATTCTCTAGATGCTATTGATAAGATGTTAGATAGTGGTGTTATTCCTTCGTTAATTGTAACATTAACAAAATACAATACGTCTAATCTAGATAAATTGAAAATCTGGTTGAAAGAACTTGACGAAAAAGGTATTATGAGTGTTAGACTTCATGTACTTGAAGTTGAATATGATTCTATCACAGAACAGTTTGGTTTAACGTCAGAAGAGAATGTACAGATTATGTTAGATATGGCTAAATTTGAAACAACTCTTAAGAATATGAAATTTGATATGTTTAATGACATAAAGAGAATGTTATTGGGCGACGATCAACAAGCAACATGCACATTCCAAGCTTGCGATCCACACACAACACAAGCAGTAAGAGCTGTAGATGGTCAAGGAAATCGACATAATTGCGGAAGAACTAATAAAGAAGGAATAAATTTCTTCAAGTCAAATACATATGGATATGAAAGACAAGTCGCATTATATCATACACCACAAGAATATGGTGGTTGTAAAGGATGTAGATTTTTTGTTATGTGTAAAGGGCAATGTCCTGGAACTGGAATTAAATATGATTGGAGAAATAAAACTGAATTATGTGAGATGTATTTTAAATTGTTTGAATTCTTCGAACAAGAATATATTAAGTCTGGGGTTCTACCTTTAAGTAAGTTTCCTGGTTTAACACTTCTCGAACATGCTATGATTTCAACATGGATACAAGGTAAACAAGCATATATTTCAAATGAATTTACGATTTTGACTTAGAAAACCATCTACTCATTATATTTGAATTATAATATAAACGACGTCCTTCAGAATCTAAAGCTGTTAGGACGTCTTTTTTTATTTGAAATTCTACTTCTGAATAAGTTAAGTCACCACGTGTTTTGCATAATTTAAGAATCTCTCTCTTGAAAGAATCTTCTCCTAAAATCTTAATATCTTCTTTCAATTCTTCACAAGATCCCCAATAATCTTTCCAATCAGATTCAAGAACGAATCTTTTCTTTCTTGTTTTGCCTTTTATTTTCTTTGAACGGTAAGAATTAAATTGTTTCTTACCAATATACATTCTTCCTGTTTTTGTATTTGTAATCAAATATACAAATCCAAAATATCCTTCAGGAATATCTTCTATTCCTTTATTCTCATATAACCAATGTGTCATAATTTGTATTTATTATAAATACTTCTATATGCAATCATTCAAGAAGTACATCTCAGAAAATGCGTTATATTATCATGTTAATAATTCTATTCCTCTAAACGAATGTATCTTTAGATGGGGATCGCAAGGTCATTTCGATCTTATCTCTGAAGCAAGAGAAAGAAGAGATAACCTAAATCTCAGTGAAATAGAAGAATGGATTCTTGATTCGGATCTGGGAACTTTTGGAATTTATGAAGGATCATCTGTCCCGTTAGATCTTCCTCTTGAAGAAGATAGAGAAGTAGAATTAAATTCGCCAAAGAGAGGCGGAAAGAAGAAATTCTACGTTTTTGTAAAGAATGATAAAGGTAATATAATTAAAGTTCAATTTGGTGATACTTCTGGGTTGAATGCAAAGATCAATAATCCTGAGGCCAGAAAGTCATTTGCTGCTAGACATAAATGTGCAGAAAAGAAAGATAAAACAAAAGCAGGATATTGGGCTTGTAGAATTCCTGCATTCGCAAAACAGTTGGGTCTGAAAGGTGGAGGAAAATTCTTTTGGTAATGACTAAACAAGAAAAGATTCAATTATATCTAAGAGTATTAGAGGTGTTTCGTGCCTTACACACAAAAAAATACATCAGATAATTCCTTCATAAGACATTTCTCGAAAGATGTTGAAGATTCCGAATTAATCTGGCATAGAGATAAGAAAGATAGAAGAGTTAAAATACTAGAAGGAATCGGTTGGAAGATACAATTAGATAATTCGCTTCCCCAGGAATTAATTAAAGGAAAACAAATATCAATTCCTAAAATGGTTTTCCATAGATTATGGAGAGGAATAGATAATTTAGTAATAGAAATAGAGGAATCAGATGGCATTTAATCCTTCATCGATAGACCAAACTAATCCAGCTTTATTTAAACTTATATTCAATAAATTTCCAAATGTTGAATATTGGTCTTATAGCGTAAATGTTCCTGGTGTTACACTTGGTGAAGTTATACAACCAACTCCATTACTCGATTTAAAGTTGCCTGGAGATAAGTTAACTTACGATCCATTGGTTTTGAATTTCATAGTGCAAGAAAATCTTGCAAATTATATTGAAATCTATAATTGGTTATTCAAGATAGGTCATCCAGAAAATCTAGATTCTTATCGTTCTATTGCAAGAGCAAATCCAAATCTATCAAACAAAGCAAATATCTACTCAGATGCTACACTTTTAATCTTGTCAAATAAATACAATCCGGTGGCGAAAGTTACATTTATTGATGTTTATCCAACTGCTCTTTCTCCATTAACTTACGATGCATCAATTACAGATGTAACCCCAATTACAACTGATGTCACACTCAATTATTCGATGTATAAGATAGAAAGTATTAATTAGAAAATTAAATTTATATAAATAAATTGAGGGAATCTAGAGGCAATTTAATGTTACGATTTACAGATTTTATCACAGAAGCTCAAGGCCTAACTGGTAGAAAACCAGGAGAAACATTTACAGATAAAGATGGAAAGGTTCTCATTTTCCAAAAAGTAGAATTTTTCGATAATCCAGAGGATGCGGGGGATGTTACTGATGCAACTCCAGTCAACAAGCCTCTATCTAATTTAACAGGCTTGGGTGTTGTTGAGTTTAAGAATGAATCAGGTGATACTGTTAGATTCGTAAAATACATTAACAATCCGGTTTAAAACCATCTGACTTCTTGAAGAAGATGGAAGGATTGACTTTTGATGATATATTAAATCAAGTTGGTTCTGCTTTTGGAAAAGAATCTGGTTTATATATTGCAACAAAACAAGCAATAGAAAGTGAAAATAAAAGTAATTATCCTATCCAAATTCCTATTGGTAATCTATCTGAAACCGGCATTACAAATTACTTTGCTGAGATCTTACAACCAATTGCATTGATTAATGGAGATTATACAGGAAATGCTTTAGATGGTATTAAAGCATTGGTAAATACAGATGACATATCAGATTTCAAGATTAATTTTCCAAAAGGTGTTACTCAAGGTTTATATGATTCATATCTAACTTCAGGCGATTCACAGATTAATATTTCTTCTAAATTTGGGTCCGCTTCACAATCAGCAAAAGCAAGTGTGTCAAATCTTTATAAGATTTATAAAGCTTACAAAGATAAAGATATGTTTGAAGAATTTGAAGATGCTGTTGAAATTGCAAGAATTATTACTGAAGTTGATGCAGAACAATCTCCATTAGAACTTGCAGTATTGTTAAATAAGTTAAATTCTGCTTTCAAATTTTCTGAGAAAGAAAAGAAGATTGTAATGGATTTGAAGAAGAATCCAAATCAAACTCTTACCAAGAATTTAACAATGTTAAGAGATTCAATTAAACCAGGATTAGGAAAGACTCCTCCGCCATTCTATCATGTTCTTGCTGGTATCGCCAAATCAGTTGCTTCCGAAATAAATTCGAATGAAGATATACAGTTCAGCAGATTTGCCACTTTGTTGTTGAATGGAACTATAATTCAAGTATATACTAAAGCAACAAAGAAAAATGTTTCTGGAGTTGATGTTATTGAATTCTCACCATTCAATACTAAGTGGCCGGATGATGCGGTCACAAATGTTTTGATCGAATCTGGAACAAGATATAAGACTGATAGAGTCGATGGAAAATTTGGTTATATTGTAAAATCGAAGTAAGAGGAAATATGAACCTAGAAAATTTCAAGGAAGTTTATCTAAAGACAATATCTGAATCGACAGATGATTCAGATCTCAAGAATTGGATCAGATCTATTGTGGAAGAAATTCTCAATGAAGAAAAATATCTAACAAAAGATGCAAAGAAGTTGTTAGATATATTTGATGAGGATCCAAGTAAATTCCAAGAAGTTATTATGAATTATCCTGAATGGAATAAATGGATTAGTGCAATTGCATTTGAAGATAATTTACATCCAGACGATGATTTTGAACAAATTCAAAATATAGCCATTGCAAAATTAGATAAGTTGTGGAAGAAGAATAATTAAGGAAAAGAAACGAACCTCGAAAACTTCAAAGAGATATACCAGAAGATTATAATAGAAAACGCAGATGAATTTGTAACGGAACAAAAGATTGACAATTTGTTCCTTTACCTTATAGAAGGATCTTGGGAAGACGTTGATCCAAAAACACAACCAAGTTGGTTAACAACAGACAATGCATGGTGTTGAAATATTTATTGATGGTGATCGTGTGATATTCATCAAAGATGAAGAATATTATGTTTACGATTTTGGTTCGGTAACACCAACTGAATTATAATAATTAAGGGAGGCCTGACCTCCCTTAATTATATTTCTTACCGATTGTATATTTAGAAATAAGATCCCAATTAACCTTATCTGCATAAGGAATAATCTTTATCTTATTCAGTGAACAGAATACAGACATCTTTTCTGGATATCGATAAATCTTCTTTCCAGTTTCAACATCCTCACCTACATATTCCGCCCCAACAATATTACAAAGCCCCCACTCATGTAGCAACTTTGCGATAGTATTTCTTCGTGAAAGATCTGTCTCATCAAGACCAGAAGCTCTATTATCTAGAGTAAACAATTCTTTGAAATGTACGAGATAATACTTACCCTTCTTATGAAGAATGTGGCAAGATTGATATAGTTTCTTATCTTTATTCGAAGAGATACCTACTCTTGTTAGTGTTTCTTTACAAAGAAGAAATGCTTCTTGATTATCTAATTCAACTTCTATAAACGTCTCAACCCAATTATTGTTTCTGTCATTCATCACTTTCGCCTTTTCTTGATGATCTCTTTGTACCACCAGTATCTAAATATTTTTTCATATTGTCTAGATCTTCAGAAGTAATCATATCAGCAATCTCTTTAGATTTGTTTATAGAAATACCATAAAACTTAGATATAATCTGAATATTTTCTGGTGGTTTTGAATTACTTAACCACTTAGAAAATCTCTTCTTCTTTTTGACGCTATACAGAAAGTATTTATATTGTAGAATTCGGTCTAAGTGTGAATTAGAATTAAGAAAGTTTGCATGAAGAATGGTTTCTGGATAGAAAGACATTCCTCTATTAATCAGAAATGGAACATAATCAGTTTTATTGTATTCATCAAGAAGATCTGTATCTTTTGTTACATTAATAGAATTAAGAATATCACCAAGCTTTGGCATCTTATACCTTCTTGAATAAACATTCTGACATAATATTAATGAACATTGCGGTGAGGCAAATCTCCTGATCAGCAACGAACGCAGACTTATAAGAGTAATCTGCAAGAATTACAATAGCTGTAGGAATTGATGACGGCTCAAGATAAGCTTCAAGATTATCAAAGACCAACCGAACAATCACATTAGGTTCAGAATCTAGATTCTCATTAACCCACTTCCTCATACCAGTAAAATCTTTCATACGAAGTGAATTGACTAGATCACGAATTGAAACATCTTGAATAGATGAAAGAGCGCCAACATCAATCTTTCCATTTGCAATAACATATCGTTGGATCTCAGAGATTGTCTTTCTGAAATCTGGAAAGAACTTCATGATAATTTCAGCCAGAACTTTCTTATCGAATTCAACAGATTCAGTTTCAAGAATACCTTGAATTCTCTTCATCATTTGAGCTGCTAATTTAGATTTTTGAGAAGATGGAATAGTGAATTCAAAAACAGTCAATCTTGAGATAAGTGGTTCAATAATCTTCTTCTTATAATTACAAGTAAGAATAAATCGACAGTTCTTAGAGAACTCTTCCATGAAGTTTCTCAGTGCAGGCTGAACTGCGGACGACATATAATCGGCTTCATCTAGAATAACAATCTTCTGGCCACCAGAAAGAGAAATCGCAGAAGCGAAGACTTGAATCTTATTCCTTAGTGTATCTATGTTTCCGTCTGCAGATGCATTAATAACCATGATATCACAATCAAGTTCATTACAAGCTGCCTTAGCAATAGTTGTCTTCCCCATACCAGGTTTGCCAGTAAGAAGCATGTTGGGGATATCTTTATTCTTAACAAAGTTCTTGAATGAATTCTTAATATCTTCTGTAAGAACACAATCATCGATTACCTGTGGTCTGTAGCGTTCTACCCATAGTGTATTTTCAATCATATAATCCTCATAAAAATGAATGACGGTATATTTTATTATACCGCCGCAAACTCAAGAAAGTAAATGTTTAGTTGAACTTTGAATCAGCTTCTGCTGCAATGTAATAACGAACATCATTATTCATATGCTTGAATCGAGTAATTCCCTTATTAGAAATTGTAATTTGATAATCACCTTCAAGTAACTTCAAATTAGAAATTTTCAAATAAACAGTAAACTCAGAATTATTGATTCCTGAAGTTTTTGTAGACCAGGTATTTGTAGAAGAATTCGTCTTATCAAGAACTTCAAGTTCGATCATATTATCTACAGAGGAAATCTTAAGATCATCGACACCTAGAATCGATGCAGACTTGGTGATCTTCTTGAGAGTTTCTTCTGACATCTGAAGTGTAATATCTTCAGATGGCATAGTGATACGCTTTGATGGTGATGAGATCAGATCTGGATTACAATAGAAAATCTTAGTCTTATCATTATCATTAGTGATCTCTACAGAAACACCAGTGAATTCCATTGTTGGTTTATCGAACAGAGTTGAAACGAAATTCAACATTTGTCGAAGATCGTAGATCGCAAAATCTACAGGAAATGTATCCGGAAGAGTTGCTTCTGCCAAGACAGTCTTTCCTTCTGTCATAGTTCGAATCTCGTTACCAGACTTCACTACAAGTCCATTATTGATGCTGGCAAAATTAGTAAGGACTTTGACTGTAAATGGATCAAGAGTCAATTGTGTTTTTGTTTTTGTATTCATATTAAATCACCTTTATATATTATACTATATTATCTACTTGTAATCAAGTTTATTTTCTAACTATCGTGTAGGTTAGAACTTGTGGAAAGTATTTCTTAATGAAGTTCTTATTCAGATTCTTATAAGGATTCTTCTTTTGGATAATGTTATTGTAGACCAAATCGGATTCTTCCGCATACATACTCTCTAGAATCTGTGCCAGCTTCTGTCGTTTACGTTCTAGTGGAAGTGGATTATCTTTCGTAAAGATATATAAT